TACTGCCATGTTTCTCCTTTGTTTGTTATTATTTTTAGTTTAACATTTTTCCTAATAAATAGCAAGTTATTTTTTTAATAATCTCACATTTTGAGATATGGTATCTGTGATGTATCTCACACCACCAAACCCCAATCAATGCCCCATGCCTGCGAATAAAACATAAAAGAATATAATTGATAGGATAATAAATAATTCCATAGACTACCTCCTATTTTTTAGATGATGAGAATACGATGTCGCTCTTTGAGTATACACACAATCCGCAAGATACGCAAGCACTTCCACTATGTGAGATGAGAGGAATAGCCTTTAGGTTTTCAGGGCACTTAGCGGCAGGGCGATTAAATAATTCTTTCATCTCTGCTTGTCCTATTGCAAAATTTTGTGCAAGGTATGCAAGGCGTATGCCATGATCTTTTTTAAGATTAACACCTATCTTTTTATTTTCGCTATCTGTTGAATAGTATAAGGATAGATTGGGGATACCTTTAAGCATTAAGGCTGCAGACTTTACTCTAGTGTATACCCAAAACTTTATGTCTGTATTATTAAGGATAATATATTGCCATGCTCTGGTGTAAGTGTCACTAAAGAAATCGCCATCCCAATGAATACGAAATAGCAATGGTGCATTTTTCTTTTCACAATCTTTTCTAAAATCATTAATCATGTTTTCTAATAAATCTACCATAGTAGACTCATCTGCATTTCGTAGTAATTCCCAATTATGTAAAAGAACAGCCCTTACTGCTTTATAGAGTTTTTCAAGTTTTCCTGCGTAGCAAACGCTCTCACAAACACTAGTGGCACTAGGGCACGAGAAAGCCTTTCCAGCAGGCAATCCAAAAGTGTTAGCGATCGTTGCTTGTTTTCCGTTTTTTGATACAAGATTGGCAACCTTTCTGTCATAAGATCTTTTTAATTGGGTCATGCAAAAATCTTATCATGAATTGGGAAAAAAATCAAGTTTACGTAATTGATGACAAATCAGACAAATCGCCCTCGGCCAATTTATCGCAGGATCATTAAATCAAATTGATCAAATTCTCCAACTTCAATTATATCTCTTTCACCAAAATCATTTACAATTTCTAAACTATATCCATCAATCAATGAAACTATTTCTGTAATAGAAACAATTTCATCACCAACTTTAATTAAGTCATCAACCATTAACTGACCTGCAGTTAAGATATCTGCTTTAACATAGTCCATGATTGGAATAATATCATCTTTTTCTATTGTTTTCATTATTCCGCTTCAATAAACCATTGTAGGTGGTGTTGCTCAACTATTGCCCAAGCAGGTGCTACATTAAAACCTTTATAAGTTATTTGATAATTACCAATTTTAGGCATAGAAATTTCTCTATCAAAATCCTCATCATAGTAAGCGTCTATTGCATCAATACAAGGCTGAACCATTTCAACTGGAACTGGTGGATAGTGATTACCTTGTAAGTGATATTTTAATTGTGTTTCTAAGTCTAGCGTTGAATCCGCTAGACCTATTGCCGTTATGCTTCCCATTATTTAATTGATACCTCTCTATTACGATAGAAGGTTTTAGTATACATTTTACCCGTAGGGGTAGACAAGTTATAGGTTGCGTATTCTTTAGCCTCTCCAAAGTCTACGCATTTATTCCAAGCGTTTACTGCTTCTAGTGTATCGCTAACTCGCAGGGTATGGATTAACTCTCCGTCATATGAAGTAGTTAAAGCATAGTTGTATTCCATTTATACTCTCCAATCTAGTATTTCATCAGCAGAGATATTGTAAGGATTACACTCACAACTCTCAACATGGTATTCATCTTTTCCGTCAGCCCAATACCACCAACCAAATCCACGACAAGTTTCGTGAGATAGTATTTCGTCTAGTGCTTCTTTCATTTTAGCCATTTTTTTCCTTTCCTTAGTAAAATAATCCTATCAAAAAAATCTGACAAAATCCAAAAAATTTGAAAAGTCTAGGGTGTGATTTTAATCACATTTGGGGAATCTGGGGTGTGATCTTAACCACACGTAAAGCCTGTGGATAAACCTGTGGAAAACGCCTCGGCCCCTTTCGAACAAATGTTTGAGCAGTTTTTATTCTTGCTCAGGAATTTTTATTTACACTTTTAACGCTTTCCGCAATTCATTACGCAATCTGCGAATTTCTTTTTGTTGTTGAATATTTTGTTTCCAAAATAAACACATTACAGTTAAGCAACCAAGTAGTGCAATTATTATTGCAATCAAATCCAAATTAGTTAGCATTGACTAATCCAATCTCATCAACACCACAAGCCTTTTCAAATCTTGCAAAATCAAAGTTATCATTATCAGATTTGAACCATTGAGAGAATTGTTCTACTAAATCCTCATAGACCTCAGGGTGAATTTCATCTGCAAAATTTTTTAAGATGTTAGCAGTTTCTACATAGTCTTTTCTAGTCATCATCTATAGTTTTCCTTTCGTTAGTTTGCTTCAGGGGTAGTGAATAAAGTTCCAATTGCAAAATTATTACAATCGCATTTTTCTACATCATAGTCAAGGTCATTACCCCAAAAGATAAAGCCTGACCCATTACACTCATTACAATCAAAACGCATTACAGAGTTTATCATTTACGATTCCCCCTTAGCGTTCCACTAATCCCTAGCAGTTCGCAATCTAATTTAACAGATACGCCAACAGGTAATTGGTTTGGATAAGTATTTATAAATTGAGTAACAGCGCCCCTTGAAGGTAGGCTAATGTTTTTCACAGACCCATTATAGGTTTCTAGTTTTACAGTATAAGCCATCTCTGACCACCTTTCTTTATTTGTTTGATAAGACTATCCTATCAAATACCCCTGACATTTTCAAATTGTAGGGGTGTGTTGGAATGTGAGTTGCCTCACATATCCTCTTTATTAGCCTCATGATAGCCAAGGGTAATTTCCTCGCCAAATTCATCTACTAATTCATCATAGACATTGTCAAGATAATCAAGGTAATCTGACATTACTCCACCTCACTTTCATCAATTCCAAACATATCACCAAATAATTGGTTAGCAAGTTTTAGGCTATCTATTGCATTTTCTATCTTATTCATTTTTTCCTTTCTAATTTATTTATCTTTATATTACCAAACAAGACTGACATTTACAACCTACTTGCTAGTAATCTTAAATAGTGAGACGCTCAGGTTTGTGATTTGCGCCACAAAATTTCTGTGATCTTAAACACATCTCGTAAATTATCCACAGGCTGTGGAAAACGCCTCGGCATTTTTTTTGCAATTTATTTTTTTATTGCAATTTATTTTTATGTTTTATTTTTCTAGAATATTTTTTTTTATTTGGAATTGGAGTTGCCGCATTACTACGGCGCAACTCTTGAATTCTAATTATTTTATTTTTTATTTCTTTTAACATTTTATTCCCAACAATTTGAACAAGTGATTATATCTTGCTCATCAAATATTGGTGAAGAAATTTCTTCTTCGCAGATACGGCATAGAATTGTAGTCATTTATTTACCTACAACCCAATTAGACCAATAAGACATGAAGTCATTATCTTCACGATAGTGAGAAGTTATATTCTGCTCACAACTTTCGCAGAAAGTAAATCTCTCATCATTAACGATAGAGATAGCATTTTTATTAGGTGTATGCTTAACACACTTTTTATTTAATGTAGTCATTTTAAGACCTACCTTTCTTTGAGATAACCTTTATCTCAACTTGATTAATACTAGTATCCTAACACCTACCACTGACATTTTACGGTAGACAAAACGGACATTGTGGACAAATGGGATTGTGATTTACATCACACGCCGTCAGCGCCAGGCAATGGACAAATCGGACATTTCGGATTGTGATTAACCTCACATGCGACACGCCGTATTAGAATTTGACTTTTAGAATTGTTTGTGTTAGGATACCAGTATCAAATTAAATATAGAAAGTTTAGTGCGTGAGCCTAGCAAATAAATCTCAAGTAGAGATTGAGCCTAGCAAATAACAGCACAAAAGGTTTGAGCCTAGCAAATAAATGTGACAAACATCACAGCGAGCCTAGCAAATAAAACCCCTAAAATGTCAGACCCCCCTGATAAACTCAGGGTATAGAAAATTAGAAAGGATAAAAAAATGTCATTAGAAGTTAAAATTAACGATAGTTTCGTTCCGTTTGAGTTTGCTCCTCAATCTGTCAAAACAGATATTGAATGGGCATTGATGAATAACGCTCCCTTTACTGTTAAGCGTTTGGATGCTCCTACTGTTGGAACATGTAAGGTTTGTGAGTATGCTCACGAAGGTTTGTATTGTGTGAATTGCTTTACAGGCGAGCGAGTTCGCTTGAATGGTTTCAGGTTTGCTAAGGTGATGAAACTCACACCTAAGACCTGTCAAATGGTGGGCTAAATGTCAGCCCTCCCTGTTAGAATTTAGTTATATTAGAAAGGATAGAAAAATGAAAGATTATGTTAAAACTCTTGAAGTTAAGAACTATGACAATTATAACCCTTATCAATGGGTTTATGATTATGTAGATTATCTAATCAAAAATGGTTATTCAAAAAAATAACCATCAACACACAAAACTAACGAAAGGAAAAAAAATGGATAACATGGATAAAATCAACGAAGCACTAGAGGCTTTACAAAACGCTAACAAGGTGTTAGTAGAAATGTTTGGTTCAGATGAGGAGGGCAACTAACATGGAATTTCTTTTAGATTTAAATTATTTCGCGCTATATGTCAATAACTTGTATCCGCACGGTATTGCAATAGAGATACCAACTTGGGTTATAGTTGGTGCTATTGGATTAATTTATTCAATTAAATTACTTAGAAAATAAATGGCTGATTATTCTGCTGAACAATTAAAACGCAAGGCTCACTTAGAAAATGGTGGAACACTTGCAGATTATGATAGGACACACTACGAAAAGTAGTGTGCTCACTATTTTTTTATTTATTTTTTTTAAAATCATGCATCATACATTTTTAAAAAATATTCAGATTTTGTCAAAATGAGCGGGGTATAATATAAACATGTGTCAACACGTCTATAGATATATAAGTCCTGGTCCCTGCCCATACTGTGGTTTGGATACCCACGATCCTGACTGGGATAAAATAAATAAACTATATAGTGAGTATAGAGAAAAAATGGGTTTTTTTTACAATACCACCACATGGTGGAGTATTTAATCTCATGTGCAGTAAAGTTACCTGTGATCGTTGCAAAAAATGGACATGGTCAGGCTGTGGAGAGCACATCAAAGAAGCACTTGCAGATGTTCCAAAAGAGCAGATTTGTACTTGCTAATTTAGGCCAGGGTATGCTAAAATAGATATATGTATATACTAGGTCTAGAAATTAAAAAGGGTCGTAAAGAAAACAAGCATTCTTTAGAACGATGCTATTCTTGTGGCAAAATAATTTTGGTAGCAAAAACAAATTTAAGAGTATCAAACTACTGTATTTCATGTGAGCCATAATGAGTGAATCTAATATTTGTACAAAATGTTTAAGGCCATGCAACTGTAAACTTGCCTCAAAAGGAGTATCTGTATTTCCTAATATTGAGTCATTAAAATTTGTGGTTTGTCCATATAGAGATATTGACACATTGGAGAAGGTTTAATGAAACAATCAATTATTATATCTATAGTTATTATTGGTTTGGCAGCGGTATTATGGCTCATTTAGCATATCCACCTCGTGATCCAGCATGGGAAGATGAACCAGCAAATGGATATATCGTAAATCCGAAGGTAGAAAAAATAATTGAGGATATGAAAAACGATCCTGACCACCAAGCCTTAATGAAAAGATTAGCAAAGATGGATGAAGAGAATTGGGACAATGAAGGTGGTTTGGTAACAGATGATGATCTTATAAATTATGAAGAACGATTAAAATACATGGAGGAGTATGGAATCTAAAATAACATCTCCACAAGAAAAGTCTACTGTCAAACCAGACAAACCAGAAAATCTGGACAAACCAAATATCAACGACTTATTAGAATCTCAAACCTCATTTGAGGAGTAAAGGTTTGGCGGGTATATAAAAATCCTACCACTTCCCAATTGGACACTTAGCATGTTCCAACGTTACTTTTAATTTCATAAAACATCCACACTTTTTACATTTTTGCGAGGCAGGTTTAAAAAACTCACACTCCCTACAAATCTTCAATCTACTTTCTCTTAACTCATCCTCAGAACGCGGGGATTTAAAATTCAACAAATCCCAAACCTTCACATCATCATCTTGCATATATACATGATACCATTTATTCGACGATAGGCAACTGCGTAGCAGGTGTAGTAGTCGGATTTGGTTTGGTATTCTTTTTCGCATTCCCCGCAAAAATAATGATATAATTGCTTTATTATGACTGCACAAGACTGGATAGGTTTATTTTTAACAATACTATCAATAGTAGTAATTTTTGGAGTAGGAGTGAGGTGGGTTATTAAAAACTACGTAAAACAAATTATGGAAGAAATTAAACCAAATGGTGGAACTTCAATGAAAGATCAAATCACAAGATTAGAAGAAAAGACTGAAAAAATTTTTGATCTTATGGTTGAGCACTTACAAAATCATTCTAGATAACTATATATTCTTTATACTATTTACCCTCTTAATTAATTATTATACAGCAAAAAATCAACCCTTTTGACTAAAAACAAAAAATTTTAAAAACTTTTATCAAATCGTTATAAAGTAATAAAATAATGTTAAAATAATCTTGCTAACGCTCTAGGTTGCTTCCCCCACCCCCCCACTGCTCCTAGGGCGTTAGTTATTTTTATGGTATAATCAAACATTATGGTTGAAAAATCCTACGTTGTTTCTGACATTCAAAAATTTGGTGCAAATCCAGCCACAATACAATGGAATGTAGTACGTGGCGATACAGCCACCTTGAATGTAGAGTTTCTATATAGCGACGAAATCACCCCTTGGGACACCTCTACATGGAGTTATAAGGCTACAACATATGATGCAGTAGGTGATTTGTTAGATGAATTGTTAACTACCGCTACAACTGGCGCTGTAACTATAACCGCTCCTGCATCTACGACATTATCTTGGGGTACTGCATATGACACAATTGTGGCAGAGTTGCCATTTGATTTGCAGGTGCAGATAGAAGATGAGGGAGAAGATACAGTTTGGACACCAATTGTTGGTACAATTAGAGTGTTGGGTGATATTACTCCTGGAGGATCATTATGACTTTACCTGCTGTTATAAAAATTGACGATGACCGTTCTGATATTCCGCCTGTAATAAAGGTAGATGAAATAATTTATAAGGTGCAACGCTCATGACTTTTCCAGCAACATATAGTTTTAATTATTATCGTGGCGATACAAATGAGTTTGTGATTCGTCCAAAAAACTCTGATGGATCTGCATTTGATTTAACTGATTATGATGCTGAGTTTTTTATTGCTACCGCTCGTGGTGCTGCAACTAGCGTTACACAATATGAAGCACAAGCAGTTGTTGATGAAGAAAATAATTTAGTTACATGTACAATTTTGCCAGGTGTTGGAGAAGATCTTGCTCCTGCAACCTATGTTTATGACGTAGAGATTACTTCTGGTGCATCACTTAGATTCACGTTGCTAACTGGTAATATTACTGTAACAGAGCAAGTTACAGGTGCAGTCTAATGCCAGAGGTATTACTATCAAATGATGATGTTACAGTATTAGGCCCACCTGCTACAATTGATTTACTTATTGATATAGGACCACAAGGTGTTCGTGGTAGTCAAGTATTTATTGGTACTGGTGAACCAAATGCTGTATTTGAAGGTGAGCCAGAGTTAAATGATTTATTTATAAATACTTCGCCAGGTCCTGATTATGGATATTTATATCAATATGTAGCAGAACCAGGCGGAGATACTTGGATTGAGGTATTAAAAATAAATCCAACTATTTTTAGTAAAAATTATGCTGTAGTATTTTCAAGCGGTACTGGCAGCCTTTCAATTCCAATAAATGACATTACTGCAGCAGAGACTGCATTTACAGCAGAAAACTTTAGCGTTCAATATAGTATTGCTCATAGCAATCCCGTAGCATCTTCTATGGAAGTTCCTGCATTAGCAGGTGCTGGTACAGACCTTGTAATAAATTTTAATGCAGTAGAGTATGCAAGCAGTGCTTGGTCTGAATTAGATGAAGAAGTAACAGTCCATGTCTTCGTAACAATTGTTGAAGCGGGCGAGTAGTAATATTTGTGGTATAATTTCAAGGAGGAGATTCTATGCCAGTTGAAAATATAGGTACTATTTACCAAACCAAAATACCAGGTTTAGCAGATGCTGCTGATATTCAAGCAGCATTTTATGCTTATCATTATGGAGCGTATACATCTGTTGCTACTACCGCTGGAATCATCACACCATCTGTTGCACAAATTTTTAGAGATCTTGAAACAGATATTGCAACATTAGAGGCTCGTCCATCATCTGGTGGTGCTGCTACCAGCGCTGAGCCAGTTGTTGCTAACTTTAGTGGATCAACCTCAATTCCTAATGGATATATTTGGGTAGATGTTGATGCTGCAACTACAAGTTCTGTAATTGGTGCAACTGCAATTTATAATAACAATGCTCCTACATCAAACCTAACAGCAGGTGTTATTTGGGTAGATAAAGATGCTTCTACATCTACAACTGGTAATCCTTTTATACCGCAAAATTTAATAGATGCAAAAGGTGATTTGCTTGTAGGCAGCACAAGTGATACTGTAATAGTTTTAACAGTTGGATCAGATGGTTCATACTTAAAAGCAGATTCAAGTACAACAAGCGGACTTGCATGGAGTTCTGCTGGTGATGTAACTGCAGTTTCTTCTGGTACTGGTATTACTGTTACAAATGGTGCAGGACCAATTCCATCTATTGCTATTGATACTGCAACTGTTGTTGATTTATCTACCGCTCAAACTTTAACAAACAAAACTTTAACTAGTCCAGTTCTTGGTGGAACTACAACTACCGCTTCAGGTAATTTAGCCGTTCAACCTGCTACATACATTTTAGAAGTAAAAGGTGGCGGTGCAACCGAAGGAGCAGTTCAACTTAATTGCGCTGCAAAT